GGGATACATACAACCCCCACATTGATTGGTTACATGGATATTGTACTCTAATGTGAGGGTTTCTATTCCCCCAAGCGTTGATAGTCCTGTATGGCAACTGACAATTCATTTTTCTCATCATCGGTTAAAGATTTAATGAAATTATCATCTGCACCATCAACACCCTTGCGAATCCATGCAGTTCTAGCTTTTGACAAGTTTTTAATTGCCACTAAGTTATCACCATCATATTTCATTTCAGGCACATCATTGCAGAAGTCTATATCATCTACTGACATTTCTTTTATTTTAACTTCCTTATCAGTAGAAAGTTTAATACTCTTCATTATGCAGAGATATCAAAAGTAATTAATGCATCTGTTCCATCATCAACTGATTTAATAGAGCAATCTAGCATCATTATATCTGCTTCCGCATATGCAACATTGGTAAATACACCATTCTGCACATCGATACCATAAGCATTATTATTTGTCATTACAAACATATTGCCTGATAGCGGAGCAGTTTGTGTATCAAAAGAATTTATAAATCCCTTTGTATTGCCATCATACTTAACTTGAGTATCAACTGTTACTGCTGTTTCTGCACCTCTAGTTACAAGTTCGTAACCTGTAGAAGTGACTCCACTAAATACTGCTGGACTATCAATAGTAGCAGTAAATGACTGCATAACTACATCTGTGTTAAATACTTTAAGTCCACTAGCAGAAGACATAAATATATTTGTAGTATTTGCATATACATTGTTACCAGCTACTGTACTAGATTCATTTACATCTGGTTTAACACCTGATTGTAGCGTAGCAGAAAATTTGTATCTACCGCCCTCTTCTCCAGCATCAGCAGATAGTGCAAAATTAGTTACTACCATTCCAGCCATTTCTAATGAACGCTGATTGCTGTGGTCTGATGATTTAATTACTACTGTGAGCGAAGATGCACTATTAGTAACTGCACTTCCATACAGTTGAGATGCAGGTACAAAACCACTAGCTATTGATGCATCACCTGAAACATCGTTACATATATTTTGCATAAGTAATTTATGCCCAGCATCTAAGTGCATATTGCCAGATATTGATAACTCAGTAGCTCTAAGAACATTGTCTTGAAAAAAGTCTTCATCTTTTAATGTTCTACCTATACCACTTCTAACATCCAAAACTTGATTGACATTAAGTGATGGCATACTAGCAGAGTCAACATCTAACTGATACATATTACTAGCATGAATACCTGATGCACCAGCATTAGTTGCATCAGATGCTATCCATACTTGAAATTCTTTTGGTGAAAATGCATGATTAACTGTAGCCATTATTTACTCTCCTTTTTATTTTCTTTAACTTTAACTAAATTTTTAATTGAGTCAGATACTTTCTTAACTGATATTTCATTACCAGATTTAAGCTCTTCCCAATCTTTAAATGATGCTCCACACTCTTTCCAACAATTTGGAAGACTAGAGCTTTTATCTATGATTTGTATGTTCATATCGTATTCCTTATTACTTTATGATATGTTTCCTAAGTATTTACATCTCCATTCCCATCTGATAACATTTAACCCCTCAATCAATTCTTCATCTTCTTCTAACTCATTGATACGAGCAGTTGTAAATCTACCATCAAAAAATGTATTATTCATATTTTGAAAGAATAGAGCTTCTATGTGTGATACTTGACGAAGTATATGTTCCCAAGTATCTTTTTTGACTGTCTTTTCTTTAAAGGTATATGATACATCAAGTATATATTCCCTTGTTTCACCTGTAGCCATACGCTCAATCAAATCGCTACCTACAGGGTTAAGTCTTATTGACTGGTTTCCCATGTCTTTAAAATCTCCTGTATAAACAGGAATTGTACCAGCAAACTCGTTATTTAAAAAAGTCCTTATCGTATCTAATATTTTGTCATCCCATATATTGACAAATGTTATCATCTACGAGACATCCTAATTGACATTGGCATACCATTATCTGTATGTTCAAATTTTCCATGAACTTCTATCTCCCAATAGTCATTTATTGTTGCAGTATCGCCAGTATCACCAGCAAATCTTATTTCTAGACCACGACTAAGTGTTTGATAATCCCCACTTACTATATCAGAATGAGTTTCAGCATCTCCATTATTCATTCTTTCTGCCCCAAGATTATCTGAATCAGATTGCCATACTGCATACCTCGCAGTCCCCATAGCCCCAGCAGTAGTTATTTTTACTCCTATTCTATCGTAAACACCATAATAAGCACCTCTTGTATCAACAATCCTCAGATTACCACTTACTGTACCTTCCCTAATAACCCCTTTAGAGGAGTCACCACTTGTTTGCCAAGACAGTTTAGCACTTCCAGTATTTAAAGCTGTTATGTTTTGCTCAACCTCATTAAATAAAGCATCTGCTACTTCAGATGTTGGATTAGATGCACGAATTAAAAAACTACAAGCTATTAGTGCAGTTGTCCTAATAATCATGTAATCGTAATTACCATCTTGGTCTTTAAATTGTTTTCTAGGTAACTTGCTATCTAGTCTGGAATCAAGGTATTTTTCAGCATTAGATATATATCTAGTTTTTAATGTTGCCCAATCATCCCCTGACTCCATAAGCATATCATTAGGGTTAGTAGAGCTATTATAATAATATACAGCATCCAATGATGATTCATAAAACCATTCTCCATTATCATTTACAACACCACTATTTGCCTGAGCAGAACCTAAATCTTGCCCATTAGCAAATAATTGAGTAATTAAACCACAATTATCCGCTCTATATAGATTGCTACTATGAACTACCCATCCATATACAGCAGTTTTAGTATCAAACTCATCTATTGCTGGAAATACATCTTTTAAATCTCTATTAGTACAATAAGCCATAATTCTCCTAATTTACATCTAATTAATTTTGCTACACAAGTTCAACATGGACTAAATCGTCAAAGTTATTGTCTTTTGTTTGCCCATCACTATCCCAATCACACCCAACTCTGACTGGTACTTTCATTTGTTGTGCTATACCTCTTATCATGCCACACATATAATGAAATGTGTCTCTATCATCCCAGTCAATTGGGTATGGTGCAAGGTCAACAGCTTTACCCTCTATGTGTTTTGAGTATTTTGTTTTACTTGCACCCTTTGCTACCAACTCATCTTGTCTTTTCTGAGTTCTAACTCCTTCAATAATGGTTACATCCATTATTTTAATAAGCTCATTTAAGACATTTACTAATTCAGGCTTAACTCCCTTTAACCTAGCTCTTGACCTTTTACCAAACCTATACATTATTTTTTCTTCTTTTTCTTTTTAAACATAGATTTCTTTTTTTTCTTTGATGGTCTACCACGCTTAGACCCATATGTTCCTACACCTTTTGGCATTATATTCTCCTTACCATTTAACTTTATTTGCCCAATAAGCACCTGACATTTTACCTCTAGCAATGTTTCTACGATGCCTAGCTTTAAATGACCTACGCTTTGCTTTCATCCTAGCTGACTCACCTTTTTTAGGTTTACCAGAAGTTTTAGCCCCTTGTTGACCAAATCTAATTAATTTTATTTTTCCACCTGATTTAGCTAATACTACATGAGATTTAGTAGAGTGACTTGGTGTTCTTTTGGGTTTATTATACCCACTTAACCCAAATCTAGCCAATCTAGGGTCACGCTTTCTTCTAGGCATTATTTTTCAACAAGCCCCTCTATTACATCAGTTACTAAGTCAACACACTTCTCAAAAAATATCTGTTCTTTCTCTTCAGAAACAAAAGGTATGTCAATTTTTTTGTTTATTTTTGTAGCTAACTCTTCTTTAAATTCATCAGATTGGATATGATTAACTACATTGTCAGCATATTCACTTACGATATGGTCTTTAGCTTTGTCTATAATACTTGCTAATATTGCTTTTTTCATTTTATTTCCTTGTATTATTTATTTTTAATATTAAATACACTATTGTTAATAGTGCCACTATGCATTGTAATGTAAGGCTAACATTAGTTAATGATAACCCATAATTTGCTACACTAGCCGATGCTACTTTTAAACTATCCATTAATGTTTTCCATTTACCCTGCTTAATGAACCTTTGATTTCAGATACTTGATTATCAAGGTCGTTAATTTCTTTGTTAAGTGAATCAAACTTTCTATCAAGCTTATCATCAGACTGATTCCATCTATTAATAAGTTTGATAACCATTCCTTCCATATTTTCAAGTGTTTCACTTTGTCCCTTGTTTTCTATTTTTAAATTTTGCAAAGCCTCTGCCTGTTCGTTCCCTCTTTTGTTCATCGAGTAGACCATGAACATAAACATAGCCCCTACGACACCTATCATGCCCATTTCTGAGTATATCGCTATAAATTCTTCCATTTACTTCTTCTTCTTCTTTAATAATTTTTGATGCCACTTTAATTCTTCTTCCATTTGCTCATATCGTTTGCTTTCTTCAATTATATGTTTTTCGACAAGTTCTGTAATTGTGGTATCAGCAACAGATACTCTTCGTTCAAGCTCTCCAATTCTATGGATAACTTGATAGTATGAATAAACAAGACCAGCGATAAGTAAACACATTTGAACAAGCCACTTAATGTTAATGCTAATAACGGCATTATCATCCACGACTGCCCCACGATATGACCTTGCTGTTTTAGGTTTATTGTCATTCATATCTCACTATGGCTTGTAATACCTGTAAAAATCTTCTGGGTTTTCTGTATCTACTACCACGAATATCGGAGAGACAATACTATTGCCTGTACCAGTCCCACCAACAATGGCAAATTCATAACGACCATTTTGATAGGGACTTTTAATTGTATCGTTGTCAAATAAGTGTAAAAAACTCGTATCACTAAAGACTGGAACAAACTCTGCACCCTCTAACTCCTCTACTTCAATTCTTCTGTTTTCGTTATAATCAACTACCACCCCTGTACTACTTGTTCTGTGAGCTTGGCTTGGAAATTTTCCCATTCCATTTATTTCCACCTGTTGGTTATACCACATTTGAGATGCCTTAACAATTTTTTCCAAGTTTGCTTTAGTTTGCTTGGCTTTAGCACCTTCCCCAATCCTACTAAAAGCAGGTGCGGAAGTAACAGTAAGAGTAGCCATGATAGCCATAGTAACAGCGAACTCAGCAAGGCTATTTCCTTTATTCCCCACTCCACTCATCCTTCTTCATTTCTTCAATAGCTTCACTATGACTCATCGCAGTAATACCACTTACCCCACTAACTGCATCTAATGTTCCATCTTGTATAGGTAGTTCATATTTTACAATTACTTTACTTGCATCGCTATTCCATCTTGGACTGCCAAGCTTACCATTTTGAAATGCTGACTCTTTCCAAGTTGGGTCTTGCAATGTAGTTGTATCTACTTCTTGGTCTGTGTATGTATACTCTTCTTCAACTTGTGGTACAGAATTAGGCTCTGCATTGAATTTTTCTAATAACTCGGCTTTGGTATCGCTTGAAGAATAATCTACGCTACAATCGTCCATATACGCCTTTATTTCAGCTTTTGTGTTATCATCTGATGGGTAGTAATCATATTTGTCTACCATTCTTTTAGCAGTCTTTTCTACATCTTTATAAGTGTACTCATTCCAAGACAATCTATCCGCAGTTTTAAGTTTGCTTGGTAGCTTACCCTCATATACTGCTTTTGTTAATATTAAATATGTATTAGTCATTTATGTTTACCTTTTTGGTGTTTATAGTTTTTAGATACTTCATCGGCTGATAATGTTTTATTATAGACACGAACTTCATCAACCATTCCGCTTTTTAAATGGTAATTACTCCCATAATAAACACCAATATATAAATTGGTATTTGCAAAATTTTGAGAAGATGGAAAACTGGATGAACCCGCAGTTTGTACCGCAGTACCATTTAAATATAATTTTGTATTAGCGTAATTACTCCCATCCT